AAAATTTTAGTTGAGTAGTTATACATATATCACCACCGCCACGCAAAGAAAGGGGGGGTCAAATGCGATTTATTGAGAGTATCTTGCATTAGTTAAAAAGGGAGTGTAAAAACTACTGCCCGCACCCGCCCCGCCCTATATTTATTATTCATTCGCGCCCTCGCCCTCGCTCTCGCTTGCTCTCGGCGTGCGTGCGCGTTTAGGTAGCGCGTGCGCTGGCGCGTGTTCTATTATCCTGGCGCGTGCGTCGGTGAGAACATTTTTAAGATCTAGGTTGTAATTAACTTCTTGGCGGTCAGCCCAATTATCTGGGTCGCGATTCTTTAAGAAAAAGATTGCGCTTGTTTCTTTGCCGTCCATTGCATTTTGAAACACTTTGTTAGCTACAAGTTGGACTGCTTTGTATTTTCCTCTTTTTATAGCGTCTGCAAATTGCTCGTTTCTTTTCTTTTCTCTGGTAATTGTTGAGATGTTTACATTGAGCAATGTAGCAATTTGGCTTTCATTTAAGCCATCGCCGGACCATTGCGATATTTGTTTGTACTCATCTTCAGTTAGTTGAGCAAGCTTTCTTTTTCTGCCTGGTTTTCCCTTTTCCATGCTTTATTTTAGGTTATTTTGCACATTTTAGGTAAATAATTACCTTTTTTTGCATATTTGTTGAATAAAGTTGTTGATATTTATAAATATATATGCATAATTAGTATTACAAGGCAATTAAGCCTTGATACTTTGGAGAAGTAATATGACAAGAAAACATTTTATAAAACTAGCAGAATTAATAAAAGACAATGGCAGAATGGCTAATGTTAGAAATAGCCCAATGTTTGTTATAGAACAAGCAGAATTCATAAATGGTCTTTGTGATTTCTTAAAACAAGAAAACCCAAATTTTGATGAAGTAAAATTTAGAGAAGCAACAGGGCAAATTGTAGGAATGTAAACCAACCCCAACCAAACAAGCCCGCTTTATGTGGGCTTTTTGGGTAGAAGCCTAACCAATGTTAGGCATACTTTGGAGAAGTAATTATGACAGATACAAACAAACAAAACATCTACACATTAGAGCAAAATCTAATTGAAGAACTAAACGACAATAAAGAGGACATACTAGAAAATGGTTGTCCTGAAGATGTTGTTTCAGCATATGCCGATAGTTGGGTACCAATATATAACTATGATTTATTAGAGGTTGCTCAATCTGATTTAACTCTTGGATATATTGACCACGAGGTAGAGGGAGACATATACGCTCAACTATCGTTTTCAATATATCAAAGACTACAATCAGTTGGCGATGAATGGCTACAAGATAACCAAGTAGAGGTGACACAATGAGTACAGATAAATTTTTAGAATACGAACAAGCCATGGTTGATTATGAGGAGGATAACGACATTGTATATTGTTGTTTTCCTTTAGATATTGGCAAGGTCGAAATCTTTATGCATGAAACATCAGCACACAAAGAACAAGGTATTACTTACAACATCTTTATCAATAAAGAAGAGTTTGATGGCGGTATCTATAGGCATGATGTCTTTATAGACTCTGACGAGTTGGGAGACTTTGAGTATGACTTATGCGTCATTGACGCTTTGCGATACGTTAAACAAAGATTTCAAGAATCAGATTTAATTATCAATACATAGGGGGAAACAATGAATACAGATATTAAAAACGCTAACTTCTTAGACGATATAGAAAAGATGCAAGACTTTAGAATATTAACCAAGAGGCAATTTTTACAATCATATTCTTATCTAACAGAGCAAGAATACGACAACACAGCAAAGGCGGTGCAACAATGAGTGCAATAATATTTAAAAATGATTTATATGCTTATGATGAAGAAGATGGGGCGGAAGTAGAAATCGAAGGTTTAAAAGCTAAATTTATAAAAGAAAGCTTTGGAGATGTCTTTTATCTACTTGATGAACCCATAGAGGGGAAGAGAGTTATTAAAGAATACTACAGCGAACCAATAGGAGAAGAGATTGGAGTTAACCTTTACGATTTAATAAGCGAGGTGGACGCATGAGCCTAAAAACCAAATCAAGTAAAAGCATCATAGGACAGCTTCGCAAGAAGTACGGCCTAAAAGACAATACGCCTATTCACAAAGTAGAGCAAATAATGACACCAAAGGACTGGAAAGAGTTTAGCACCGCTTTAACCTTTCCAAATGGTAAACCAACACAAAGGGGGAAATAATGGACATGCAACTAATACCAATACTAACAATAATGGCCGTATGCCTTTACGGAGTCGCACTAATAGTCAAGGACAAAGACAGATGAAAATATATATATGTGATGATAATGCAGATGTTATTACCTGGGTCATAAAAGCCAAAGATGTAAAACACTTTTTAAAAGAAAAAGATTACATTACTAAAGATGAGTTAAGGGAATTTCCTATTAATAATTTACATCAAATAGCATGCGCCATGAGTTGTACTGGTGGGAGGTATTGTTCTGAAATTTACCAAAGGAAACAAGACCAATGATATTTTCAATAAACATTAACGGCTTAATCATTGACTGGTGCTACACCATTAACAACCAAGAGAAACAATATCATCAAACATGGATACCCAAGATCGGAGATATTCAAATACTAACTAAAGACCTAAACGGCCTAACAGTTAGCGAAGTTAGAAAAACAATCTTAGAAGATATCCAACCCGATATACAAATGGTTAAAGAACATAATAATAAACTAGCGAGAGCGAGGAGAATGGGGATATGAATAACACAATACAATTAAAGATGTCTGAATGGACTAATAAGGGCGATGATGTAAGTATGTTTAAATTTGCATCAATGTTATTTATAACAGCACCAGACGGAAAAGAAAAAGAACTACAAGACATTGTAGACCATGCGGAATACTTAGCCTCTAATATAAATGATATTGAATTAGCTAGGGCAAAAAAAGAAATACAACAATTATTAGAGGAGTAAATAACTAATGAATAAAATAACATTTAACATAGCTTTTGGTAAATATTCAGCTTACTTTAGAGATAGAGGATTTGGTACCAAGTTAGCTGACATTTCCGAAACATACTCTAAGGCAACAGGAGAGGGCGGGTATTTGCTTCGTGATGAAAATGATATGCACATAGCCTACATAACAAAAGAAGGCAAGGTAGAGGCTTAGAATGGACAGAAACAATATTCCAAAGCACTTACGACATTTAACCGAGGAACAATTAAAAGCATTGTTCTATTTATTTAGAGGCGCATTATGACAGGCAAAGGATCGGGCAGAAGGCCAACAGCACACGATAAACCAAACGCATACCAAGATAATTGGGAGTTAGCTTTTGGTAAAAAGAAAAATACCAAACAAATAACCAAGATAACAGCAAACATTTCTTTTGAAATGGAAGGCTATCCAAGTTTTGAAGATAAAATTAATTATCTTTCTAAACTTATTAAGGAAAACTATTTGGAGAAACTTATTAAAGAAGATAAAATATATTTTGAAACCATAACAAAGCATCGAGAGTTAGCTAATGATACTTTTGATGAAATTTTTAAACACAGAAAATAAATGCTTGACCTAATTATTAACATATTCGCAGGAGTCACAATAGCATTTGCTGTTATAATGCTTCTAACCGCGCTCGCGATAGTAATAATTGACCGCAAGCAATAAGTTTGAACGCGTGAGAGATATCTTCTCCAAAAGATAAACCCCCCTAAAAGCTCTCGCGCGTTCCTCTACCATCAAAAATAACAATCATAGAATCGTGCATACCAGGTTTATTATTAACACGCTCGCCAAAAGTATTAACACCAATAAACTTAACCCTACCGCGCAAGAAACGGATTTCAGTTGCATTAGGTTGAATGACATCGTGAAATAATATAGTGCTTGTGCTAACAGGCAGTAAACAAACACACAAATTACCATCACTAGCCACATCAACCGCGCGCTGAACAAAAGCATCTTTTAACTTTCTACTGTAAGGAGGATTAACAAAGTTTCTCTCCCCCCACGCGATAAGCAACCCATCTTTATCTGGCGTTATCTCATCAAAACATATCGGACACGGATCAAAATCAAAATTAAACTCCGCATCTAACTCATCGTATAATTCTTTTGGTGTTTCCCAATTATCGCTATGTTGTAAATTTCTATTCTTCACCCCTCGCACCTCCTCGCGCTACTCACGAACTAAGTCCGCTAAACCAACCAACAAAAAATGTTTCTTCCCCCCGCTTTGGGACTTCCTCAACCGCTTCGGCTCTCCCTCTAGCACAATCCAAATCAATCCTGCCTCGCTCAACTCCGCTAGCGCTCGCCCAACACTTTTCCTATTTACCGCTGTCATCTTAGCGTAATAGCTAATCGCATCATGCGATGACCAGGTTTCATACCTCCATCTCTCGCACAATGCCCAACAAACGAATCTAGCTGTCATGGATAGCTCCTCATTGCCTGCGACTTCGCTGCGATACCAATGCCAAACTATTTGGCGCACGCGCGAGAAGTCCGATTCTTTTCTAGCAAGCGCGATGGGTATCAGCGCCGTTTTCTCCTCCGCCTCCGCATGCGCAGTAATCCACCAATATGCTTTGTCTATTTGTCCGAATCTTCTCATAGCGTGCGCCCTGCTCCTGGAGAGTCAATCCCCCTCAAGGGGATTGCTCTCCTATACATATGTATATGTATGGATATATG